CCTGAGCGGGGACGACATTCTCGAACTGCCTGCCGGCCGTAAGATCTTGTACTATGCCGCCTGATGGTCGCGCCGTCGCTATGCAAGAAGGGGCTGCACCCTCGTGGGCCAGAGAAGGACTGCGTTGAATGCAAGCGCGCCTACCACAAGGCGTACTACCTGCAGAACGCCGCGAAGATAAAGGAACGCTCGCGCAAGTGGAGCGAAGATAATGTCGAGCGAGCAAAGGCGCGCGGCAAGACTTACTATCGAGCCAATAGCGACAGGCTGAAGGATAAAGCCCGGAAGCACAGAGATGAGAATCTCGAGAGAGCGCGTGAGTACGACCGAGCCCGGGAAGCCACGCCAGAGCGCAAAGCGAAGAAGAAGCGGTACAGTCGGGCTGCCTATCTAGCCAAGACGGATGCGTTCAAGGCGCGAGCTCGGGCGTCGGCAGAAAAACGTGGCGCCGAAAGCGAGAGAGAGAGGCTCAGGCTTTGGCGCCAACAGAATCCCGAGCGCGCAAGAAACAACAGGCTCGCTTGGTACCATCGCAATCTATCTCACGTGCGTGATCTGGCCCGGAAACAGGCGGCAAAGGACCGCAACAAGGGTCGTCTAAATCTTCAGCGTCGGAGAGCGAGGCTTCGGGATGGCTGCTCCCCCGGCGTTACCCGGGCGGAATGGGCGCAGATCTGCGAACAGTTCGCTGACGCGAAGGGCAAAGTGCGCTGCGCCTACTGCAATCGCCGATGTCGCCCCACTATCGATCACGTTATTCCGATATGCCGCGGCGGGCGAGACGAGCCAAGCAACATCAAACCCGCTTGCCGCAGTTGCAACTGCAGCAAAGGCGGCAAGCTCCTGAGTGAGTGGACTGGACCATGGAAAAGGAAAGCGTCGCAATCGTTGTCGGCGACGACGCAGACCCGCGCACGGGTCGGATCTCCGGAAACTATTTCGGTTTCTGGCGTGACGTAAAAATCACGCGATCAATAGATACGTATTCGACAGTCATCTTCACCGCGCCGTTTGAGCCGAGCCGCCCAGAATTCCGGCAAGCCTTTCGACCCTTCCTCTATCAAAGGCTCGAGTGCCTCATCAACCTGGAGACGATCGTCACCGGGTTCTCGCTTGGCATCGACCCATCGGTTGACTGGAACGGTCGCGAGGTAACGGTCACCGGCTACGCCAAGCCAGCTGTTCTCGGAGACGTGAATATGCCGCCGCTCGCGGTGGGCAAGTCGTATCAGTTCGACGGCTTCGGTCTTCGGCGGATTGCGGGCCAAGTCTGCGAGCCCTTTGGCATCGGCGTCGACTTCCGTTCAGACGACGTCAAGCCGTTCAAGAAGGTCAAGCTAGAGATCGACAAGAAGCCTCAGGAATTCCTGGTGGACTTGGCGAAGCAGCGCGAGCTCGTGCTCTCCGACACTCGTCAGGGGGAGCTGCTGATTTGGAAGTCGGCGGAGCCGGGCAAACCCGTGGCGTTTCTGGAAGAGGGCAAGGCGCCCTTCACCAAGGTCACGCCGAGCTTCAGCCCGCAGGACTACTTCTCGGAGCTCACGGGCTACGGCAAAAAGAAGCGCGGGCTCGGGGAGGCACGATGGCCGGCAGCGAACCCGTGGCTCACCTCGCCGCTACGCCCAAAGGTTTTCAAGCTCGACGATGCGGAACGAGCCGATGTGCCTGAGGCGACACGGGCTGAGCTCGGTCGAATGTTCGCGCACGTAGCGACGTACAAAGTCGAAGCGCTGCCGGGCTGGCGAGACCCGAACGGAAACCTCTGGGAGCCCAACACCACGATCAAGATCCACGCACCGGGCGCCATGATCTACCAGCCCTACGAGTTCTTGATCAAAGACGTGCTGCTCGAGCAGACCGCCAACGTGCAGACTGCAACCTTGGAAGTCGTGATGCCCGGCGCGTTCAGTGGAAGCGTGCCGGACTCCCTGCCGTGGAACGAGGGCGACTGATGGCTGACAAGAGCGGCACTCTCGGAACGGTTATCGCATCAGAGCGCCGAGTCGCTGACGACGGCACACCGATCACCGACATTCAGGTCGACGCCGGCGCAGGCGACATCCTGACAGCCGAGCTCTATCAGCCACCAGGCGTGGATTCTCTCCCACTGCCAGGTGACTCCGTGCTGCTGCAAGAGGCGCCGGGCACGGGTGGCAAGGCAGCAATCGGGTTCGACGACCCGTTGAATCCCGGCGTGGCAGCAGATGGCGAGCACCGCGGCTACTCGCGCAAGGCGGACGGAACCCCAGCGGCGGAGTACTGGCTCAAAGCCAACGGCGACGTCGTTATCAAAAGCTTCGTTCCAACAGGAACGATCTTCATCGAGTCCGAAGGTCCCGTGATTGTGAAGAGCCCCGACATTCGCGTCGGCGACGAGACGGCGAGTCGCGCGATCGCTTGCGTCGGTGACCTGGTTGCTGGCTCGATCAAGGCGCTGTGCACGGCCCCGGGCAACCCGCTCGCGCCGGCTGCCGGAGCGCCTACGGCATCGGGCGGCGTGCCATTCGTTGCACAGATTATCTCTGGTAGCCCCAACGCGAAGGGCAAGTAGATGGCGCTCAATGCTGGCTCCGTCGAAGTAGACTCCGAAGGTGAGGCATCGGGCACGGGCCTGGCGCTGGCGATCTTCAACGGCGCTCTCTCTGCCGTAGCCGAGGCTCAGCGTAAGCAAGTTGCCGCCGGGATGGCGCCGTTCTGCAACGGCATCGCCGCTGCCATCGTCGACCACATCCGCGACAACGCCGAGGTGTCGGTCACGATCACCACGGCTGACAGCGGCCTCCAAACGGTCCCCGATCCTGCAACGCCAGGGTCACCTACCGCGGGCCCCCTGTCAGACAAGACCTTCACCGGATCGCTGACCTAGTACCGTGGCCCTCCTCACCCGCGTCGGCTCGCTTCCGGTGTCGGCAATAAACGTGGGCCTAGCTGGCTCCGTGGCGGGCTTCGGTATCCAGGCGGCCAAGCTGCAGGCCGACATCGCCAAGCTCGGGCTCTCGACCATCGCGCAGGCGCAGGTGGCCCTCGACTTCCCGCCCAGCCCTGCCTCGTTCGCGCCGGCGGCCGTCGCAGCGCTGGATCCGATCGAACTCGCCTCCGTTCTAAATCCCGTCTCGATCGCGGGCGGCAGCGTGGACGCTGCGCTCGACGCCACGCTGGAGCTGGCAATCGTCACAGCGCAGCTCGAAGTCGCTGAGGAGCTGCATGCTGCCTTCACGGCAGGGCTCGATGCCGGTGGCCTGGCGGGCTGGAGCTACTCCGGCAACGCCCCTGGATTTGGCTCCGAGCTCGAGCGCTACACGCTGAATGGCTTCGGTAGGACGGCGGCCGCCACCGAGGTGCAGGGCATCGTCATCGCGACGGAGAGCTTCAGCGCTTGGGGCGCCTTCTCGCAGGGCGTCAACACAGGCGGCACTGCCAACACCGAGGCGAGCGCGGCGCGCGCGCGGCTCGCCTTCCTGGGTGAGCTCTCCGGTGCGCGCTGGAACACCGGCGTCGCCGACGTGGCTGCGAGCTTCGGCCTCTTCGTCGCCGAGTTGCGCGGCAAGAAGGCCGGCATCGTGGCCTCGCTAGAATTCATGCTGGGACTCGACCTTCCGGACCCCACTGTGGTTGTGGACGCGGGTCTCTCGATCTTTGCGGACATCGGAATCGACGGGCTGCTCGACAACATGCTCAACGTGCGAGCCGACATCGGCGGTGCGATCAGCACGGTGCAAGGCAAGCTGGACCTACTGCTCGAAGGCGCGGCCGACATCGGCGCGCAGCTCTCTGCTGGTGGCCTCACCTTTTGGACCTACGCGGGCGCCGCTAGCGCCTTCGGTGCATCGCTACGCAGCGAGCTCGCTCGCGGTATTCCCGGCGGCACGGGCGCCCGCGCGCCCGCATACGGTCTCGCGATCGCTGGCTCACCGACTGCGATGGCTCTCTTCGGCAGCATCTTCAAGACGGCGTAATGTCCTATGTCTGACGTGCGCTTATTCCACACCGCCGATGGCGGGGAGATCGAGTGCAAAGTCGGGCTGATCACGATCGCTGACGGGCTCGAGACGGCTGGCTACCTGAGCCTCTTCGGAGGGAACGAGGATGACGCCGGAATCGCCGCTGACGACCCTCTGCAATGGTGGGCAAATTTCGAAGAGCGAGTAGCGTCGAGACGCCAGCGCAGCAAGCTGCAGCACGTGCTGCAAGGTTTGCCCTGCACGCCATTCAACCTCGCTCGAGTCGAGGACGCAGCGAAGGCAGACCTCGCATGGATGAGCGAAGCGCTCCAGGCAACCGTCGCGGTTGAAGCTTCCATCCCGGCTCTCAACACGGTGAACGTGCACATCGAGATCACCATCGGTAACCAGACCTACCCGTTCGATTTCAAGGTGAACTGGGGCACAGAATGAGCGTTCAGACTCCGACAACTAGGGCGCTTAGCGATCAGATCGTCGCGGACCTCCAGGATTCCCTAGCCCAGACGATCCCGATCCTCCCGAAGGCATTCGTCCGGGTGCTCGCGTGGGCGCTCGCTGGCGTGGTCGTGCTGCTCTACAAGTACGCCTCGTTCATCGCGCTGCAGTTGTTCATCGCGCACGCCTCTGCGCAGGAGACGACGGTCAACGGAAAGAAGATCGTCCCGCTTTTCGAGTGGGGCATCCTTATTGGAGTCGGTCGTCCGAACGCAGCCGTAGCAGCACAGCTGTCGACGACGGTCACGGTCACGAACCAGTCCGGTTCACTCGCGGCTCGGTCGGTGCTGCTCTACAGCCCAACGCGTGTCGTCTATGAGACTGTCGCCGATGTGGCGCTCGACGCCCCGACCGTAAACGTTACCGTCCGCGCCATCGGTGACGACCAAGGCGGCGACGGGTCCGGCGCAATTGGCAATCTGGAGGCGGGGGCAGTCCTGAGCTTCGCCAACTCACCGGCGAACGTGGCTACTGACGTGGAGGTTGTCTCCCAGGTGGTAACGGGCGCGGACGCCGAGACCATCGGCGCTTACCGCCAGCGGCTCATCAAGCGCGTGCAGCGCCGCCCGCAAGGCGGCGCCTATGCGGACTACCAAGCTTGGGGCGAAGAGGTCGAGGGCATCGTTGCCATCTACCCGTACGCGGGCGACCCAGGCGAGGTCGACATCTATGTCGAGGCGACCGAAGCGAGCTCAGGATCGCCTGATGGAATCCCGACAAGCCCCCAGCTCGACGCAGTGCTCGAGTCGATCGAGCTGAACGAAGCGGGGCTTGCAACGCGCCGACCAGTGAACGCTGCGCCAAACGTGCTGCCGATCACACGCGTCGCCTTCGCTGTCACTGTCTCCGGGCTCGACCCGGACAACGAAGAGAACGAGGCCGCGATCAGCGAGGGGCTCGACGAATACCTGCGCTCACGAAAGCCATACATAGTCGGCCTCTCCTCTCTACCGCGTGAAGACCGCATTACCGAAGCGGCCATCAGCGGCATCGTTGATGACATCGTGAACGCACAAGGCGCCACGGTGACCACGGTCTCGATGACTCCGGGCCCGGCCTACACGCTTGGGCCCGGCCAACTCGCGAAACTCAACATCCCGCCCACTTTCGTCTGAACCAACCCAATGGCCCTCGATCCCTCTGCTGAATACCCCGGCCAAGTCGAAATCGGGGACGCTGGCTATCCGCTAGGGAAAGCTCAGAACGTCACCGTTGAGGGCGACGGGACTGGCACGCCCTTCGAGAAGGCGCTCGTCAACGACCTGTTGGGATGGCAGCAAGCGCTGCTTGCTGCCGCTGGCATCACGCCCAACGGCTCGCCCGACATGGTTGGCGCCTCCGACTATTTGAAGGCGATCTACCGCCTTGGTCGCTGGGCTCCTGGTTGGGGTGCTGTTGGCGACGGGGCGACTGACGACACGGCCGCACTGCAGGCCGCGCTGACCGCGGTCGCGGCGCTCAGCGTAGGAATGCAGGAGCTTCACCTTTGGCCGGGCGCCACGTATCGGCACACCGGGCTCACCGTACCGGGCAACGTCAGCATCATCTTTCACGGCGCAACGCTGCAGATCAACCACGCCAGCAACGCTGCCCTGACCTATTCAAGCGCGAGCCTCTCGGACGCTCCGAAGCAGCGGCTCGTCGGTGGACGGTTTACCGCGAACGTTGCGAACACTGGCGCCACGGTGCGTGTCACCGCCAGCATCGGTTTGGAAGTCGAGCGCTGCTTCTTTGGCGCGTCGACCAATTGCAACGGCAAATTCATCGACACGACCGGCGCGGTCGGCGGCGTCATTGCAAGGGAGTGCACATTCCGCAGTCGCGCTTCCGCTATTCAGGTCGATTTCGATACCGGCTTCCTGGAGCTGGTTCGCTGCAAGCACATCGTGCCGGCGACCTACTCCGTGTCATGCGTGAAAGTTGCGACCGCGGAGACCTGGATCGAGGCCCCCCACTTCGACGTCAGCGGGCACAGTTCAGGATCGATGGTGTGCATCGAGGTGACGGGGGTGAACACCGTCGCGCACATCACCAACGCGAAGTTCTACAACGACACTGACCCGGCGGTGTCGGTCGCTATCAAGTGGACGGCGGCCGCCAAGATCATCGAGCGAGGCTCGACGTTCTCGGGGAACATCACGCCATACAGCGGGAGTGACGTTCTGGCCGAAGGATCGTGGCTGGACCTGCGCCCGCACGCGATTGCTGCCACGACGGACGAAGCTTACGTGCTGCCCGATGACTATCGCAGCTTCTCCCTCGAGGGGACCTTCGGAACAAACCCAGCGCTAACGCTGCCGACGATGCGGTTCCCCGGTCAGGAGTATGATCTGCAATTGTACCAAGCGAGCGCAGTCGACCTCACCGCGTTCAGCTTGAATGCGCTCGGCCCTAACATCGACACGCTCGACGGCCTGGA